ATAGCAAGGTTTTGGCGTAGGAGCCAGATACTGCTCAAGGGCCGCTGTCTGGGCTGCGTTGTCAGCTACGATCTGAGCCGTCTGCAGGTTCTGAGAAGCATCAAATCTCGCGTTGGAGTTCATGGTGCGCAGGGAATCGATCGTGTTCTGCATGTTAGCGATTCTGTTCTCATAGTTCTGCTTAATTCCATCCAACTCGAGCTGGCAAAGCTTATCCATAACGTTCTGGACCTTGGCGTCAGTGTTAGCTCTTGTAGCAGCCGCCTCCTGAGCCATCGTGTACTTCAGATCAGCCACTGCAGCCCTGTTCTCACAGCAGCAATTCTGCTGATTCATAGCGATATTATTGAGCTGACTTGTAAGGTTATAGAGACCATTGCATCTCGAGATCTCGGCATTGGCAAATCCGTTAGCCTGGGCTGCGCTGAGTGCGGAAATACCGGTCATTACAGACTGCTGATCAACAACGCGCTGGACTTCGCTCTGCCCGGACTGGTTCATCATAAAGGGAAGAACACCACCGGCGTTACCGCCCCATCCTCCAAAGCCGTTACCGTTCATGGCCGCGAAGAGGAACAGAATGATGATCCAGAACAGTCCATCTCCGCCGTAGCCAAAGCTGTTTCCATAACCGCCGTTACCATACATAGGAGACACAGGCATAACCATTCCGTTGTTATTATCGGTAAGAGACATATTGTTTCCTCCTTAAGTAAAAATATAATGTAGTTGTTCCATATGAAGTTGTGTTCGAAAGACGTGAACCTAGCTCAACGGAATCACCCTCTTTCGCAAATATGACAGATTTACCGTCGCATAAACGGCATGATCTGGCTGGCCATGTTGCTCAGCTGGTTGAACTGCTCCTGGCTCATCTGTCCATTTTGAAGCATGTTCTGAACCATTTGCTGAGGGTTGCCCTGAATACCCTGCCGGAACTGATTAAACTGATTCATAAAGTTCATAGCGCCGCCAAACGGAGCAAATATGTTATTGTTACCGCCATTTCCAAATAAAGGATTAGCCATGTCATCACCTCCATGCATTTTAAGCGATTACATCCCACTTGCCTTCGGTGATAAAGCCAAAGGTAAATGATACATCCTCAGTCTGTCGAATATCAAGGACTCTTCCGTCATGGCAATGAATCATGATGGTTTCGTTTTCCCATGCCCAATAACCGCCGTGGAATTTTTCGTGCGTTATCTTCTTTCCGTTCCGCATCTCGCGATACGCTTCTGTAAATGTCATGTTATGCTCCTTATGCGTCAATTTTGATCTGAGGAAAATAATGTTTCATCGCAGCCTTAACCGCGTCGTTGACAGTGCTGATGATCTCCTCTTTGCTCATGGAAGAATTGGCCGACGGTACTTCAGGCTGAGGAGGCTGTCTGAATACCATGTCATAAACCTCAAGCGGCAGAGCCTGTCCAAATTGATTGGTACTTTTGACATAAATTACTGCATTATCAGCATCAATAAGAGTTACCTTCTGACCTGGAGCTACCGGAAAAGCATTGGCTCCCTCTTCCCCGTGTACCGTAAACATGGTAATCGTCTGGGGAATCTGATACTGATTATAGTTAGTTGGCATTTTGTCTCCTTTCTATATGAAATAACTTCGGGCAAGGATCTGCACCTCGCATGACATACTTTTCCACCGTTAACTGTACGGAAACGTCTTATGGTTCCTAAGCGTCTACCTATTCCGCCACCGAAGTTATTACTCCTCCAACTTCCAATAAAAGACGGCGAGTTCGTTACCTGAGTCCCAAGTATCTAAATAATCGCCGTCAATTACTGCTACAACGTGCTTTCCTGTTCCAAGGATATACTTGCCGTGTGGAAAGCATTTACCAAAGTCTGCAACTTTAGTGCAAGGAAGCTGTACCGTACGAATATCGAATCCGAGCCTGCGCAAATATTCATGCCAAACTACGTTATCATCCATCATTTGGTACATTTCGTTACTGAGAGTTGCAAGTTCCCAATGAACTGTTCGCCACGGAAGACCTGTAATTGTGGAGATAGCCCTTATTACGCAGTCTCCCGTAGCCTTACCCGAAGGATTCGCGTTATAGTAAACATACATATTAAATGTGTTATTTATCTCGGATTGGTAGATTTTCGATTTCTTTCATTATTTTCGTGCCTGAACCATTACCGCCAAGTTTAACATACGGTTTATATAATTCCTGCATAGTTTCGTATTCATCTCTGGTTATCCAGCCGCGCTCAAGAAACTGCCCTCTCGGTTAATTAGTTGCAATGTTCTCCGATATATCCCACCACAGACCATATCAGAACGAATATGATGCCGTAGAGTTTTTTGATGGTTGTCATAATGTCTTCATCCATGCGGTGATTTTGGGCACGTAGAATAATCTGTAACCCTGTTCTGTAGGGTGCATCCTGTCGCTCTGATACGTGTAAGTCTCATAGATTGATGCAAGATACCCAATCGGCGGTGCTTGCGAATTAAGGTCAAGATACGGAATACCCCACTTTTCGCAAGCCGCTTTAGCAATGCCGTGATAGTTGCCGTTGAGATTTCGGCAATCCCACTGAGGCGCCCATTTATGAGCGAAAATATAACCAAGTTTCGCAGTAGGAAATCTTGCAATTGTATCTTTCAGCATTTTCTCAAATGAGCCTGCGAATGTGTTTGTGTTAAGTGTGTCATCAAAACCTGTGGTCAGTGTCCCTTCCGTTACTACGTCCCACGCATCATTACATCCACCCTCAAGGATGACGTAATCCGCATCTGCTCTGAGATTTGGGATTGATGTGCTGATGCAGAATTTACCACTGACAGGGGTTACTGTTCCGCCCCCGACCGCAATGTTTTGCACGGTCATGTTGTTGTCTGTGCCGATAAGCGTTGCATAACCGCCCTCGACCGCAACTCCTGCGCAGAGTGAATCCCCTGTTACCGCAAGGATTTTGCCATTTAATGGATTGCTCATGTTGCCCCCCGTTCCTGTGACCAACTCTCCCGTCTTGAGATAACCACGTTTGCCTGTGGGAATGTCAGCGGCTGACTCAATGTCAGTGTTCAAGAGGTTGATTTTGGTCACTCCATCTATTGTGATTTTGTTTACGCCCATATCATCACCCCCTTATGACGATGTTTGCTTCTCAAGTTTGATAGTGTGATTAGTACTGCCGCCGTTCTGGAGATAAGCGTATACACCACCCCATCCGGCGTTGAAGAACAGGAACGGATAATCACCCTCTGCCGTGATGTCGTTGTACAAATCATAGTTACCTAAAATAGCACTGCCCTGCAAAGGTGTCGTTTCACAGATATAAGACGTTCCGTCTATAGTTACACGATAAGTTTCGTTTTGAGCAAAGTAATAGTCTGACAAACTGCTGATTATAACCTGTCCGTTGTTGGTCGTAACCGTGCCGTCATAGATTGTTTCGTAGTTTCCGCTAGGCGTAGGCGTGTAACTGTACCATTCCACTCCATCAAGTTGTGCGCTTGTGACCGTCTTACTGCTCCGTGTGGTTGGTGTCGTTGCGGTTATGGCACTACTGATGAATGGATCATCGTAATAGGCGTAGACGGTCTCATTGGTCGAATCCTCATACTCGAAATACAATGTATGCCGTGTTGCTGATGGAGCAGAGCCAGGAGCGGAAGTGATGACCAACTCTGTGCCGTAGGTATTGGCAACCTCTGCCATGCTTGCACCGCCCTGTACATTAACGGTTACTTCCGAATAGCCGTCTGCATTATCATCGTCAGGATCGTAAGTGCCATTGAGAGTGATGGACTTCTGCACAAGTGTTTTTTCCGCTTTCGTGCCTGCGACTTTTTCGCCTGTGGCAAGATAGAAATACTTACCGCTTGCCACATCAGCCGCTACGGCAGTAGTGTCGGATATATCTATTAGAGTCGTGCCATTTGACTGCACAACCTTATTTACATATGGATTAGGCATAACACACCACCTTATCCGATGGTAACTGTCTGTCCACCTGCGGCATTGTCACTGTAAGCGATCGGGATAGCTGCTACGGTCACCTGTGACAGATGCGTATACCCTGTGTCGGGAGAGATGACCTGCTGACTCCATGACGGAGTTGCGCTCTTTGCCTGTGCATTGACTCCCTCAGAGCCGCTCATTGTTCCCTCAACTCCAAGGATCGTTACACCCTGCCTGATGTTGGTAGCGATGATTTTCGCCTGTTCTGCGGATGCAATGCCGATCTTGCCGCTACCATCATGATAGCCCTGTGCAATGGTGACCTGCTGAGCCTTGGTGGTAATGTTCCCTGTCTGTGCGCCGTTGTTCGCCATTGTACCAGTGAGCAGTGCACCCCTAGCATGAGCGGTCTTGCCAGCAAGGATTTCAGATACTGCCGCCGTGTCGTCCGATGTGTCGGAATCATATGCGCATGTTCCTGTGATGGTAGCACCACTCTTATCGTGTGCAGTAACCCCTGTAAGAAGGTCTGATGCGGTGATCGTATCCCCTGTCAGGTCGATGATTGTTGTGCCGTTACTGAGAACAACTTTACTTGCATATTCGTTTGCCATTAGATAATTCCTCCGATATAGACGGTTCTGCCGCCTGCAGGATTGGATACAGATTCGACCTGTATCGGGTTTACAGTTATATTCTGATTCACGACCTTTTGAGCGGTCATTAATACAGTTCCGTCAAAGTCTGGCTCAACGGTTGTTGCCCCTGTGTACACAGGAAGGTCGTGTTCCACCACCTTCATGACAGCGCCGACCTCTCCATCCATAGGGATATTCAGTGATAATTCACCGTCAAGCACTATCTCCTTGTGGGAGTTCATGTCATCACCTCCCTGATGTGGTTATTCACTCCGTTTACGACCTCTTCTCTGCTTGCCCCACGCACTCCGTCAGCAGTAAGCCAATTGAGCATGATGGATGCACCCCTCGCACCTATCGCAAGCGTTTCTTCCTGTGTGAGCGTCCATGAGAGTGTATCCTCTCCGACTGTTGCATCGGAGAGGTCTTTCTCTATGATGTTCACGCCACGTTCCTTAACAGTGAGTACCGCTTTGGTGATGGTGGAAACAGGCACAACCTTGAACGTGTATGTGATTGTCGGAGTTGTCCCGATTATGATTCGTGTCATGCGGTCACCTCCTTACTCAAAATACACTTGGGGGTCTGTATTCGTGGTTATCAGCGTTGCCATCGGTGCAAATTCTGCCTTCGAAGCTATGGTGTCAAGGATATAAATATTAACCCCATATCGGCTGTCAGCACTTGCAAGTGCGGTACTTATAACGTCAGCCCCCAAACCATAATAGAACATTACATCGACCCTGTTGTAATCAGTGACCACCGCATCCGCAAGTGCTATGGCACTGTCAGGAGATGTGGATGAATAAGATTGACCGCAGATAATCCATGCCGTTTTATCACGACTTAAAATGGGAGATGCACAAGCAGAATCATATATGATGTGTCTGCAATGCTTCGCATACCGATATTTATTAAGTATCGCAAAAATAGCATCATACCTTGCGGCAGTCCAATCTGCGTTGTACTGGTCAATCAGTAAGTCCATGCCGTATTTTTTGCAGACCGCTACTACCTCATCAAGTGTTGCTATAGTTCCACCATGAAAATTGAAACCCTTTAGCTGTGTAAGTGTATAACTTTCAATCCTGATGGACGTGCCTGTCGTGGCATCCGTAAAAACTCCGTCATGAGAGCATACAGGAACATCGTCAGAAGTGAATTTGACATCGCATTCTGCAAATTCAAATCCTGCCATCCCTGCCCTGATATATCCGTCAATTTTACAGGAGTTATCTGTCGTGTTTACGTTTCCCTGATGGGATACAGCCTGACAGCATTTGTTGCTGATGGCTGTATAGATGCTGAAACTTGAATAAATATTACTGACAGAAACAGCAGAAGTCGAGTTATAAACCTGACGCAAAAGGATTCTGAAAATACTTCCCTTTGGGATGATGTACTTTGCTTGCCATCCACTCCCCTTTGTCCATGTGCAGGATTCGTCAAAATAATGCACATACACTCTCGCATTGGGATAGTTGTCCGTATCTGCATAGATTGCTACGTCATTAACCGCAAAAAGAAAATCTGAGATAGCACCTGCATTCTGTGCGTAAGTGGAATCTTCTCCATGATCTCCCAAATTTCCCTGCTTTAATAATTCTTCGCTGATCGTGAAGATTGGAAGGTAAAAGTGCGATGCAAGATGTTTGTCTGATTCTGCGATTGTCTGCTGTTCGGCATTTTGGAAGGTTACTTGCTGTACGAAAGTCAGGATGTCAGCAACTTCTGATGTATTCTCAGTTCTTCTTGCGATAACAGGCTTAAACTGAGTTCCAGCAGGGATTTTATAAGCAGTAGTATGCCATCCTGTATCTTGGGAAAATGTACCGTTCACAAACAGATGCGCACCGAATTTAAAGGTGCTTGAAACGTCCAGAGTGATGTCATAATCAAACTGAAGGATATTAGTTGTCGTAACACGATATGTTACATTTGTTCTTAACGCACCATTGTATAATGTTCCACGAACAAACTCCCCATACCCTAACAGATATGAATATCCATTCTGTATAGCACTTAAACCGCTCTTTAAGTCCGATACATCCTCTTCCATCGCATCAACTTTGCTGACTGCTTCGTTAACCGTCTGCATGACTTCTTCGAGATCATATCCTTGATACTGGTCTGCCCACTCGGATGTTTCTCCGTCAAGAGCTCTGCCGTTATTAATCTTAAATATCTCAGTGCGAAGTAGTTGCTCCCCATTGGTGATTTTGAATTGGCCAAGCAGTGTACCTGTCTTAGCAAGGGCCACCTGATCAAGCTCGGCGTAGACTCCATAATATGTAATGGTTTCGCCTGGAGTTGTTTCACCAGTGTCTGTATCAAAAATATCTGGACCCTGATATGTGAACTCCTGAGGCTGACCAGTAACGGAAACCCCTACTTTATCTGGCCGCAAGATAATGAGTTCGACGGTAGATGATGCACTAACATCATACCGAACGCCTTCGCTCTGAATTTCAGCAGCAATATATCTAACATCATTATCCGCGGCAATGGTTTTAATTGTCTTCGGAGTTTTATCGTGATCGTATACGTCTAAAACTATAGACTTAAGAATATTGGTAATAGCCATTGCTGCTCCTTATAAAAAGTTTTCAGAAAAATCCACCCCGGGGAATTTTTAGTATACGTCTTCGTAAAGCTGACCCCAAGTCTTAGGCCCGACTTCTCCATCAGGTTCAAGCCTTCTATCCATCTGATAGAAAATAACCTGGGCCTTGGTCTGCGGGCCGAATTCGCCATCGACAGTTAGTCTCTTCTGGTTACGATAGCTTGTTTTATTAAGCATCTGCTGGAGCTGAGAAACTGCATATCCTTTACTGCCGTCCTTAACCAACGGCATAGTGCTAGTCTCATTACCGCTCTTAACGCCGTTCGTTACAACAGTTGCTGTGTGATGCTTATCATTAAGTACAATATCGCCAGCCAGCAGATAATCACCGCTTGTGAGATACTTGCTCTCGGTAAGGACAATGAAACCAGCCTTAGCAAATCCAGCTCTCATATTGCCAGTGTAAGTCGCTTCAATTTTCTGAAGTTCTGGCATGCCGAGAATATAACCAGTCGCTTTAGTGTTGTCGATAACTCCCTTAGAGCAATCAGACTCCACTGGTGTGGTAATCTTACTGGGATCGTAATCAGCCTTAGCCAGAGCTACGCCGTATGAGTCTCTCTGATTCTGGTCGTAACCTATGTTGTCATTCTGAGCAGCTTTATACGCCAGAGTTGCGATACAAGCCCTGACTTCTGCCAGCGGGTGTCTCAGTACACAGTTCCAAGGGTAGTTATACCAGTCTCTGATGTACCATTCCCTACCATTTTGATCTCCAGCTTTACCGTTCTTGTAAGCTTTGTTCTCATCGGAGCCAGAGTTACTAAGTTTGACAGGAGATGTAGTCTGATTAATACATTCCGCCCACTGAGTCTTAGGTTTCTGCGCAATAGACGGTTCGCTCACGATCTTACCAGCGGCAGCACTAAGCCACTCGTTGCGGCTCAGATAAGCCTTGTTGATATCGAGGTTCTTGCCATAGCCTCTGACTCGGCCGTGCGAAGAATATTGTCTGATAGTGTCCTTAGCCCATGCTCCAAAACCATTACGATCAGTCCAAGGATCGTCTTGATAGTTAGTAAAATTAGAATTGGCATACTGAGCACACCAGAGTCTTACGTCCTTGGCAACTTCAGACCAATTCCTTCTCCATGTAACAGACTTGGACATGTACAAGAAAATATGCACGCCAGTAAGCCTGTATACTTCCATGGCGAACTTAAGGACCCATGCGACTTCTTCGGCCGTATTGAATTTGCCGTTACTCTTGCCCTCCCAGTCGATACAGAGAACGCATTCCCCAATCTTATCGCCTAACGTGGAAACAAAGAATCGAGCTTCCTTAACTGGATCGCCGCCTTCGCCATAGTGGTATGCCGCGAGTAGTTTGCCAGCCGCTTTGGCTTTGGAATATTGTTGCTCAGCATAAGGGTTCACATACCAAGTACCCTGTGTGAACTTAACAATAAAGAAATCCGTAGTCGTCATCTGACTCGGATTAATGTCGTACTGATATGAAGCTACATCACAGCCATCGAGAGTCCCTTTATTAGAGATTTCCGTTGCATAGCCATCTTTATCGAAAGAATATAACTTACCGCCAATGGTAGCTCTGCAATTCACATAGCAATGGCCTTGTTTCTTGCCAGGTCCTGCTGCAGGTTCCAGATAGCACCATTTCTCTTTATACTTAAGCCAGCCAGTCTTCATTGCGCCAGTTGCAGGATCAAGGTAATACCATAGTCCGCCATCGTAAAGCCATCCGGTCTTCATAGCTCCTGTCTTGCGATCGAGGAAGAACCAGCTTCTACCGCCAGACCACTCGGAATATACCCAACCAGTCTGCATGTAGCCTTTATCGTCGAAGAGAAACCAGCTTCCGTTTACCTTTTCACCAGACCACTTTTTTTTCTTCCAGCCAGTGGCATAGGAACCGTCTGCTTCCTTGTACCACCAGCCTTTAGCATTCTTGACCCAGCCAGGTTCTATTTTGACCTCGGCGCCCTGATAAGGAATGTTGGCCGATACGGTCTTGCCGTTTTGCATGAATGTAATCTTTCCTTTCTCAGCGTGGAACGTCATAGGCTGGTTCTGCATCCAGACAGGAATACCCTGCTCCTTAACACGCCTAGAGCCATACATTGTATGGTCACTGGTTCCGACGCCGTTCTTCTCAACACAGGACTCCCAAGCCAAAGCACATCCTCTGGCCTTAGCAGCCTTAGCGTTAGGTCTGTTGCATGAGCCTCCATGATGAGGAACACTCATTGCTACGATCGGTTGATTAAAGTAATCGAGCGCGTCTTTAAGTTCATCAGGACCATCACCAGGAAGTACGATATCAAGTTCCGGAGAACACAAAACGAGCGAGCCGTTGTTGCCAAAAGCCCACCCGTTTCCTTGATCCTCATCCGTAAATGAACGAGGCTGCTTCCTATAAACTTTAAACGAAATATCGCCAACCTTAACTACACTACCGTGGTCGATAAAGTTGACTTTGGTTCCCTTAGCCTGCACAGCTCTTATGAACTCGTACATGTTATCGATATCTTCGGCCACAGACCTGCCGTTAGACGTGTTGTCAACCCCATGCTTGAGAGAATCGGGATGGTAACATAGCACCTGTTTGATCTTAAGCTTTCCGCTTTCTACGATTCGTCTAGGTCCACCGTAGTGATCGCCATGCGCATGAGAGACTGTGCAAATATCAATCTCTGTGATGCCATTAGACTTGAACCACTCGATAAGAGCATCTGTAGGTTCGCCGCCTTGGAAACCGTCGTACAAATATGCGACTTTTTTGCCATCAGCAAGAGTGATGATCATGCCAAGGCCATCGCCCATGCGGTAGTTATCATAGCTTTTGGGAGGAGTAATCTTAGGAAGGTATCCATCTACTGCCATTTTGAATTCCTCCGTTATCTGTAAAGGATGCGCCAGTACGCGCTATTGGTGACGTCAGTATCTCCCTGATAAACGTTGTAAATCTGTACAAAGTAGCCCTCGTTATTCTTAACAAGTCTAAGTCTAACAAATCCGTCGTTGGTTTTTGTCCAATGATTAACATGTCCTACTAGACTTGCACTAGATACGAATAAAGTATCGTTAACAGGTATATGAAAACCTATACTTGTTTTTTGAGAATTATCTCCGGCGGTCCATCTAATCCATATTACTACATAAATCTCCTTAGCACCGGCAGGTATAGCATGAAAATCAGTTCCTTGATAATCTGCTTCTTGCACGGATTTCCAAGTAAGTTTGTCGTTATACTTGGTGTCGATTTTTTGAATCTCGTTAAGTATCGTAGTATACCACTCCCAGCCCTTTCTAGCTGTAGCTTGTCCCCATTTCTGGTACGTATTCTGATTAATTAAACCGGTTGCGGGATCTACTTCAACGGTACCAAAGAATAGCGCGTCGCGACCATTTTGCACGTTAAAGTTCGAGCTTCTATTTTCATAGTCTAACCCAAGACTCGTAAGGTCGTCTTTGGTCGCAATCATAAAATAAAAAGGTTTATTGGCGTCGGCCAGATCGCAAACCGCTATTGGATAGCATATATCAGTTTTTGAAAGAGCTGTCGGATTGGGCACAGTTCCCCCTGTGACTACTCCAAGCCTTCCGCCAACGACAATCCTGCCGCCTTCGATAGTGAACAGACCGTTTTCGATTTTTGTTTCGCAGCCTTGTATAACACCATTTCTAAAGATGGCAGCATCCATAAGCTCTGCCATGTCAACCGCTTTCATCTCTTTGTTCTCAAAGATGCGGATATCAATTGAAGCATCTGCCATTATTTACCTCCGTTTAATTTACGGCGTTTGGTATACTCTATTCGCTCTGATCCAAAGATGAGAGTGATTTTATCGCCGTCAAGAATTCTACCTGTCAAGATACTCTTGTAACTAGCCCCTTCATAGCGAACCTCTACAACCTGGCCAATATATAACTCCATCGGTGTAATGTTAACGTCGTCTACGTATACTTCTAGTTCTATGCAGTTATCCCAAGACGATGACGACAGCTCACTGTACGCGGCTTCTGCAGCAGCCTCAACAAATGAATCAACGGTGTTTTCTTGAGGAGCTACAAGTTTTATACCACGAACAACCGGAGTAATACGATTGCTGTTCGTTGTATTCCACGTCTTGTCCGGATGAACATAAAATGTAAGGCTCTGATTATAGTTATCAGCATTGTAGACGATCAGTTTGTTAAGGCCGACATTTTTATCGCTATACTTGAGTGTCTTAACTACGACATTATTTCGATCCGCGCTGATCTTAAAGGGCGTGGGCCTCTTAGTTATCGTCAAATGAATCTTATGGTCATAAAACACCGGATCTACCGTAATAGTGATCCCGTACTCCTTTAAAGCGCGAACGATTATGTCAGAATATAAATTAGCTACGGCATAATGCGATGTATCTTTCTCCGGTCTTATGCCAAAACTCCAATCGAGGGTTTCTGTTATAGTGGCATCTATAGTTACAACTAGTGGAAGCCTTTGATAAGTATCACTTGGATTAACATATGTGTCTGAAATAAAGTTGCGTAATACTGTCTCAAGAGTCGGTCTTGAAGCAGCATGACCGGTACCCTGCCAATTGGTATCAAATAGCACTTCCTCATCAAATACGGTGAGAAATGATTTAAACCCAATTCTAGTGGCAAATTCTCCCGGCGAAACTTCAGTAATATGCCCAAAGAAATAGTAGTCTTTATTCTGAAGACGTATAAACTGACCGTTCTCTACCAGCTGCGTGGGCGGAACCTCAACTATATTCAGCGACGCAGAAATGTAATCATCATCTATCGATGTTGCGTCAATAACTGCGTTGTCAACAAACGACATACTTCTATCAAAAATATCGACTTTAAACTGTTGCATAGTGGAAATGCCCCTCTAATTCTACATTTAATGCAGTTTCGTCTGCGGAAGCCACAGCGAACATGTTGCGTCCTCCTTCGATAGTGAAAAAGCACTCTTTGTCGAAATCTTGAAGCGAATAGACGTTTCTCTTAACCAAAGTTTGTGTATTCTCGATAATCATTGAATACTGGCCTTCGGTGTTGTCTATGATTAAGCGGTCACTCTCGGTAAGTGTTACATCGTTACCTGCGGCAAAGCCGCCCAACTCTACGACTTTTCCATCGACATGGTGCGTCCATACCGGATTGATAGCCGGTCCGTTTATAGTTAATTTGATAAGGCCCTTCATGTTAGATTCACAGTCGAAGATTATTTCATTTCTGGCCTCAGCGCCAAACTTGTATCTGGGACTTGTAAGATCTTCGTCTGAGCGATCCCAGCTATTACCGACGTCCCAAATCCATCCAGCGTTTTCGTCAACGGTTATCGGTATGATTTCGTAATGTCGGATCTCATACCAGGGGCTATATGACACGAACTCTATGTCGCAGTCTAAGACACCCAGTTCTGTTATTTCAGTCTTTCCGAGTTTTGATACCCTTACCTTTTTTCTGTATGCAGTGGTCCCAAGACCATTGGGATAATAAATAAGAGTTAGCGGGGGCTGAGATATAAAACGCTTGAAAACGTCGTATTTGTCGTATGGCGTCCCAGAGCCGTACTCCGTGAACATCATCTTACCGCCGGGCTTCGACTGAGCATACGCGGTTGAGGTAAGCCTCCACACAGGTCCAACTCGCCTAAAATTGTTTTCCTCGTCAAACCCAAGACCTGTCACATCATGAAAGAAAAACTCTTCATTCGTAATGTCAAAGGAGGAACCCGAAGAATTCTCTAGTTTAAAATATCTCATACTCCATCCCCGTTAATAGAAAAGAGGCCCTTCCGGTGAAAGAAGAGCCTCCTAAATATCAAGCCATGCCTAAGCGTCTATCGAAATAGTCAAAGGCAGAATCTCCGTCAATGATCGCATAACGATTTTCTCTGACGGCATTAGTAGTATTCCTGGTGTTCTCAATCAGGCTGCTAAGATACTTGGTGTAATCAATCGGTTCCACTGCTTTAGCCTGCGCCAGTGCAGCGTTATGCTGGTTGGCAATAGTTATAGCAGCCGTTGCCGCAAGTCCGTTAAGTTGCATACTCGAAAGCATGGCATTAGCAGATGTTACACCACTGGTCATCTGGCTCAGATCAAGTACCGGCGTAATAACCGGATTGAAGTCTATACCAGAATCGACCGAATCTTTAATGTGTGAAATGGTGTCCTGCATAGCGAATATACCGGCATGACCCATGTCTCTGACCGAAGTAACGACCATAGAAACCATATCGCCGAAACCAAGAGCATAACCTTCGCCACCATCCTGACCCAGACCTCTGAACACCTTTGAAGGCGAAGCAGAGTCCTGTTCCCTCTGAGCTGCCGTAATAGCATTAGCGACCATCTCTCTGGCTTCTCTAGCAGCATCTTCAGCCTTAGACCTGATACCTCTGGCGTAACCGTCAGCAGCATCTTGGCCTAAGTCGTAGAAGTCTTCGTTCTTGGTCCTTGCGCCGTTGTAAGCGGCAGCCACCATAATGTTACCGTACTGGCTAAGGACCGCTCTTCTCGAGAGAATTCCTGCACCGTACATGGTAACAATAGTCAGAGCAGCCTTGGTGATCTCCGAGAGCATTGCTGTAATACCCTCAACAATGGAGGTTACCATGTGCTCACCGGACGCCTTCATGATCAGTCCACCGCCGGGAGCATAGATCTCAGCGCTCAGAGTTGTGATGATACCCTTTGCGCTAGTCTCAAGTGTACCTTCTTTGATGTTGTTAATGCCATCAATGAGCTTATTAACCAGATGTTCACCGGAAGCCTGCATCATTAATCCGCCGCTCGGGGCATAGATCTCAGAGCTAAACGTTGTAATGATGCTCCTGGCTTTTGCTTTAACTGCTTCAGGATCTCCAGTAAGAGCCTCCGTAACGGCGTTTGTAAAGCCTTGAATTGCCAGTGTAGCTTCTTCTGTGTTGGTAGTGAATCCTTCGACAAACTCTGTTACAGACGTTTCAGCGAGTTTCCTCATAGCTTCAGCGAAATTATCAACGCCGGAGTAGTCGGAATCTGCTATCACCATCATGAGTTCGTGAAGGTTCGTCAGACCCATAACAACAGCAGTAACGCGCTCGAGAGCAACACCCTCAGTGGCGGTAGAGAACGAGCCAAGAGCACTGCCGATCGATGTTATGCCTGTACCAAATGTTGTCAGGTTGTTGGTCTTGATCGTACCCCTCTCGTTGAGTTCCGCGATCCTAAGCACACTGTCGATTACACTACCCATTTTGAAGGTTGAGACATTCGCGATGCTCAGGGAGAACTTCTCGATGCCTCCACCAAAGTCAGCAAGGGTTTCACCGAACTTACCAAGATTAGTACGACCCGTGATGGCGTCGATAATGGAAGTGTTAGCTTTGATCTTGCTAGCGAGGTTGATCATCTCCTGGGTTGCAGGGATAATGTTACCTCTAAGCTTACCAAGATCGGCGTCGCCCACTAAGTCAACGCGCGTCACAAACAAACCGTACTTATCGTAAGCAAGGAATGCTGCCATGTTAGCCGCGAACTCTCCAAGATCGGCTGTGCCGTCGATGAACGTCGAGATAATGCCGCTCTTAGGAAGCGCATTTGCAAGGTCAATCATTGCCGACGTAGAGCTCGTGATCATAAACATCTTAGCAAGGACCGTCGGCGAAATGTTAAGGCTGTCGACCGAAGCCATAAAGTCGGTGAACCCGCCTTCGCCGATGAACTCGTTCATGTCAGTTGCAAACGCAGACAAATCTTTAACGCCAGTAAGCACTTGTAGCTTTCCACCGGTTTTAGGAACAGCATCAGCAAGTTCAGTCATCTTGGTTACAACGTCAGCCATCTGACCGATCTTTTCACTGTCAAGAGTCTCATTAGCCAGCGCAGCGTTCATGGCGATTACAGCATTCGTTAACGGTTCAAAGCTTTCGCTGAAACTGTCGAGATCATGACTGCCTCTAAGCCAACCTGTAAGAGCATCCAAAAGGTCTGCTCCACAAATAGCTAATATAGCCAGAGCAAGGTTCTTAGCGTTGGTTACAGTCTGCTCGTCAACGTTAGATAAGCCATCAATAAATCCTCCGATCGACTGACCAAAGCTGCTCAGGTGCTCACCAATCGAAGAGACCATCTCACCGACGCCGTTAAACGTATCTCCAACGAATCCATCAAGGAAGCCTGAAATAGCACGTCCTATTAAAGTACATCCGTTAACGATTGCATCGCCTGCTTTGCCTCCGCCCATCTGACTGATCTCGCCAAGAGCGCCTAAGCAAATTACCATAGCGCCGAAGAATACCATAGCGTTTCCGGCCGCTACGACACCTGCCTGGAACGGGATCTTAGATAAGGTCTCGATAGTAGGGCCCATTAAGCTGAATGCCAATAGGATCGCGGATATACCGAGGGCTGCCATAAGCTGTTCCTTGCCGTCACCAAATTTGGTAAGAAGCCATAGTGCTCCTCCTACAACTACGATAGCTCCGACAAGTCCTGCAAGCGCCTTACCAATATCCTTAAACTCCATGCCGCCGATCTTAGCCATAGCCTCGGCTACAGACGTAAGTACAACCGACATAGCATGAGCTGATGTAACAAGAGCCGCCCAAGGCAAACCAGACAGAACGTACATCGCACCGGTAATGACACCAATAGCGATAGCCATTCCGAAGAATCCTTTAGACCCTCCGTTAGCTCTCTTCGCTGCGTCAGACAACATATACATTAACGCTGCCACAGCCGCTCCGCCCTTAATTAAGGTTTTAGCATCCATGTTACTCAGGAGCTTGATGGACGGAATAAGCAGTAACAGAGCCAAGGATATGCCTAAGAACGCACCAAATGCACCCTTAGCGTCTCCGGCAGCTTTAGCCGATCTGGCGATCATCTGCATAAATACATACACGGCTGCTCCGCCTTTAATAAGCGTATGAGCATCCATGGTTGAGAATATCTTAATAGAAGGCGCAAGTAACAGTAATGCAAGACCTAATCCTGCAAACGCTGCTCCAGCTCCAGGACCGATATTACCAGCTGCTTTAACAGCCTTGGTCATTAAAACCATGAACACAACCAGCGCTCCTCCGCCCTTAACAAGCTGAGGTAAATCCATGGTTGCTAATATCTTAGCTGCAACTGCGATGGCAAGTAATCCAACTCCCAAACCACCAAAGGCCGTTCCGATTTCTTTCATCTTGCCTTCGGGGATCTGCATAACAGAGAGAGCCGTGATTATACCCGCCATTGCCGCAAAGCCTACGCCAAGAGCAATGCAAGCTTCTCTGAAACGATCCGCAGGAATACTGGCTACTAACCAGATAGAACCAGCTAATATACCAATTGCTGCAGCGATCTTAAGAAACGCGTCATACTTGGCCGAAGCGCTCTTAGCAACTTGGCCGCCGTTCTTTATAAACGTAGCCAGGGCCTTAAGTGTCTTGGAAGCGCTCTTACCAACCTTAGACCAGCGAAATACAAATATAGCGATGGAACCGATCAGAGCAGTAATAACGCCACCTCTGAAATCGATCTTATTAAGAACATCTGCCACCTTAGTAGAAAATAAAGCGACTGCGCCTCCTGCTGTTTCTGCCGTAGCCTTGAAGTCTTCGAAGGCTGTACGCATTTTGTTAACAAATCCGGCAAACGGTCCGACTTCTTCCTCTGTGGGAGCTTTCTTAAACCACTCAGATATCGTCGTAAGCCAGGTTGCGAACTTCTCATCGATCTTAGTCTGAACAAGAGCCTTAAGATCGGTGAACGAAGTTACAAAGTTCTTAGCCGACTCAGGAAGTTCCTCAAGAAGTGGCAATCTTCCAAGTTTAAGAGCATTGTAGAAAGCCGTAATGAGTTCCGGAATATCGCGCAAAGCTGCCTTGAAGTCTTCGAAAGCGGTTGTGGCCTTCTCGAGCGTTCCGTCTTCTTTGAGTTTATTGTAGAGTTCTTCGACTTTAGTAGCTATCTCTACAAGTTTCTTCTTAATCTCTTCAAATATACTGCTGAGGATCGGAAGAATAGCTGTTCCAAGTCTGCTCAGAGTGTTGGAAATGCCAGAAATTATGGGTGCCAGAACTGTTGCGTAGAAGTCAGCATCCTTCATGGAGCCAACAAGTCCCTTCAGCTCGTCCCACATTTCCTGAATATGGCCTGTGATCTTCTGAATAATTGGCATTGCGGCAAGAGTATCCTTAAGATCCTTTGCTGCGTTGTAGACACGTACAATAATGTCGGCCAGTGCATTCAGAGAAACCAGTAAAGCTCCTCCGATGAACTTACCGATAGATATTAACGCGTTCTTTAAGCCGTCAAAGCCGACAGATTTTGCGCCATCTTTGAATTTCTTAAAGAATTCTATGACCTTACGCTCTGCTTTACCGAGACCTGTTCTCAGCAGCTCAATAAAATCAATCAGCGCTTTGAAGGAAATACCGGTGTCTTTAAGCCTGTCAGACATTTGAGATAAGCGCATTCTAATGCCGTTTAAGACGCCATAGAAGTTGCTAAAGCTCAGTATCCAGCTATTGAAGCTATACAGCTTAGCGCCGATCGTACCGAAAATATCGAGAATGAAGCTCAAGCCTTTTCGAAGAACCTCAATAAGTGATGCTCCCTTGGCAATGGTTCCCCACAGTCCGGAAGCAGCTTTCTTGATGACCTTAACGGTAGACGAAACGCCGAGCAATATCATAGCAAGGTTTCCAACAATAGGGTTCTGTTTTTTAACCTGCTCAGTAATAGCCTCTAAGTTCGTCTTTTGCTCGCCTAGCAGCTCTGCATTCTCAGACAGAACTTCATTAGCAGATAAGCCGACAGCTTCGTTGTCAGACATTACCGTTTCGTAACGCTTCTCACAGCCGAGAACCTCATTAACAGCATTCTGCAGATTCTCAAACGCATAGCCAGCTTCGTGAAGGCGATCTATTCTCTCTTGACCGTTACCCCAGTCACCATTGATGATCTGCTGAACTATTTCATTGAATTTCTCCGCTCGTTCAGCGACCTCTGTTACGGCTTCTGCGGTACCTTCTACGGTCTTAGTGAGTGCGTCGATTTTCTCCTGAGCCGGTCTGACTTTCTCCGTAAGTGCATTGAAACCCTTAGATATAGCTACTATAGGCGTAGCATCGATCTTAGGGAATGCAGTGGAGAAGGCGTTAGATATAAGTGTTGCATAATACTTTACGGTTGTCCAAATATTGCCAAGAGCTCCGAGAAGCTGATCCCGTCCGCCTGCTTCTTTCCAGCCTTTAAGGAACTCGTTACGAGCGCCAGCGACTTTCTGAATAATACCGTCGAGTTCTCTATAAACATCGGTCCAGAGTTTCTTAGATTCTTCAAAGTCACCAAAAATATACTGCCATGTTGTCATCCATCCAGAGCCCATAGACTCCTTCAAGGTGTCAATCATCTTAGAAAATGTCGTAACCTGGGTTGCGGCATCAATAGCTGCTTGTCCCAGTTCGGTTGTTTCATCGGTATATTTAGCAAGTGTCTTTGTCAGAACCTCGGATGTCATCCACTGCGCAGACAAGGAATCGTTAAATCCCTGAGTAGCAGTGAACACATCAGAGACTTTGCCCTGCATGTTCTTTGTGGTAGAGACGTACTTATCGCCTTCTTTGCGAACCGTCTTAAGCTCTAAAGCCGTCTGGATTAACTGCTCTTTGAAATCAACAGTCGCCATGTTGGCATTTTCAATTGATTTCCAGTCGATCAGCTTAACAGAACCGGAACCAAGTGCCTGTCCAAAGTTATACATTGCTCTGGAAGCGTCACTAGCGTTGGCACCTGCGAGGGCTGCTACGTTAGCGACACCCTGGATAGCTGTAACAGCCGAATCCAGATCAACACCGGCGTTAGTAAATTTACCGATGTTGTTAGTCATGTCCGAGAAACTATAGATGGTCTTGTCTGAATATTCATTCAGCTCTGCAAGTTTCTGGTTAACCTGATCCAGCGTAACAGGTAGTCCGTCTGCGGTTTTCGCTGAATTTAAAATTGTCTTAACTGAATCCAGGTTAAGCTCGTACTCTTTCCAGCCATCCGTAGGAGCCTCGGTAATAGCTGCGCCAATCTTCTGACCCATATCAATAGCAGCATTAGTAAGACGCTGCATGATGGTCATACCGACGATACCAAGGTTAGAGAATCTTGCGTTGAGCTGCTCAATGCCATCTGCAATATGACTGAGGTCGAGATTCTTAGCACTCTTGGACAAATTCTCAAGACCCTTGCCAGCGTCCTCCATCTTGGTGGACTCTTTAAGCTGTTTGAGGGTAACTAAGCTTTGGGCGACTTTCTGCTCGAAGTCAGAGTTGTCAAACTTCATCTCAACAATCTTCTGTTCGAGTTCTTTATTCATAGCTTAGTCACCTCCTCCCATAGAGCTTTGGCAAGATCGTCGAAGATCGGACGAATTGCAGGTTTGATGTAATCTATTCCTTGGACGTATCCTCCGGTTCCTGTACCGTGTCCGTACTGTATTAGCAAAGCAATAGGGACCCCGTTGTTCACGTTAGAGTTAGTCCACGTGATTGTAACGGCATCCCTTGTCTTTGAAATCTTATAGTCCCAGCTTGCTGCTGTCTTACCGGTATCGACTGGCGTTGCCTTAGACAAAGCGTCAACACCGAGCTTACCGTACTTATCTAACACAGAATCGAGATCCAGCTTACGGAGCTTCTTAAGAAAGCTCTCTGTTTTACTGAAATCTCCCTTCTGCTTAAACTGTATAATAGATGCCATATCAGCCTCTTTGCTTCATCTTAGCGAGCCTCTGCCTGTTAATTTCAGCCCTTCTGCGATCCATTGCGGCCTTGTCTTTCTTAGACGGCTTAGAATTCTTCTTAGAACAGATCTTGATAAGCATCAGAAGTCTGTTAATGTGCCACTTCTCAAACTCAACTGGAATGTTATACGCAATCATCCAGTAATAGATCAGTTCAGAAGAAACCAGTTCGTGATGTCCACCTGTGTTAGGCTCGTAAACCGAGGAAGCCGTCATGGGGTCATTCATGTACTTAACAATCTCATCAATGTTCTCCTGACTCAGAGCATAGTAAACGTAATCAGGCACGTTTTTGTTGATTGTCATGCAGCGGACGTAATCAATCAGCTCGTCGGCAGTCTTGTTAGGAGTCTCGAGGTACATCTTGTGCCATTTTGACTCCCATTTTGAAATCGATACAAGTGAGTGCTCGAGAATCAGAGTCTGCGGATCTGTGTAATAGAAAGTTCCGGTAGCCTGGTTAAACAACTCAACTGCTTTTACATGGATCGGAAGAGGCATGGCACGTTACCTCAGTTCAGAGGAGTAGCGACTCCGTCTACCGGAGCTCTTCCGGGGCCTGCAACAACCTGAGTGCCTGCCTGAGGCTTAGGAATGATTGCGTTGCAGAAAGCTGCCGCTGCGTTGGAGCTGCCGATCAGTTCCATCATCAGCTTGTCATAAGCCGGACACTGAACGAATCTCTTAGTCTGCTCGGGATCCTTCTCAAAGGACTTGCCGTCAAGAGACTTAATACCATACGAACTCTGAACAATCTGCTCAAAGTAGGTGTACAGTGTAGGCATATCCTGCTCAGCGATGATGCGGTTATAGAACTCCTCAAGGCCTCCCTTGGTTGTGAAGTTCATTCTCATGATCTCAGCTTCGGAGAGGTTGAAATAGAAATCCTCTTCTCTCTCAAGTCCGTTGTAATCTGTGTACTTAATTCTCTTTTTAAGCATGTCTCTTTCCTTTCTTTAAGTAAAAAAATAAAGGCCCCAGAATTTGCTCAGGGGCCTTTTAACGGATCAAATATAGCGATCAGGTTGTCGGTTCCCAGGCATGGGTCTGCTCGTTGTACGTAAGGCCAAGAAGTCCGAGCGCTTCATCAGGAGTGGGAAGCTCAGGCTCATCCTGCTCAGTGCCGAACAGCTTATTCTCGAGAGCCGTCAGCTTAGCCTTAGCCGCCTCAGTCGTGAACAGTGTGGAATCGATGGTAAGCTGGGCGGTGTTCTTGTATCCCTTGACCGCGATCGGAGTGGTCGTAAGTTCGAAGGAGAACGTGCCTGCCTCAGGGCTGTCGTTAACGGTGTTGTACTGCTTCTCGGAAGGAGATGCTGTTGCACCGTAGATCAGATGCAGCTTATAGCCGTAGTCATTGGAGACGAGGTCGTTACCAACAATCGAACGATAAGCAAGGCCGAAGGTCTTTCTGGACTGCTGGCCGATGACAACGCCGTTTGTGACGATTGCTTCGCCGTTGCACTCTGCGAATTCCGGAGGATAAGCGTAGCACTCGATCGTAGCGCCGAATTCCTCTGCGGATCTCAGATCCAGGTACTTAATGTTATCTGCATAAATAGGGTTAGAGTCAGCTCCAGAGGGAGACTCGGAGATCGAAGAAACGCCGTTCCAAGCTACGCCGCCGACGTATTTCTTCTGAGCATTAGGTTTATAGAGGGCTACGTGGTCAACACCAGTCTCATACTTGTGCTCGCCGATAGCATCCCATACAAGTTTAGCCATATCATTACCTCCTTAGGTATAAATGGTGAAATTGGAATGGTGTAAGTTGTCTGCCACAAACGGAGCCCCTTCGTTGCCGTAGTCAAAGTTGTCCAGGAATGTGTCAAACAAACTGAAATCAGGATCTTTTGAAATAATCTGTACGTCCCACGGATACCAGATGATGTATCTCTTGTTATCAGCATAACGAGGAGATGCTGAATTTCGCTTATAGACGATACAGGGATAATTCATGTGCATAGTGGAAGGGGGATCGTGGTATACATTGCGCGATCCCAGAATTGTACAAAGTTTCTCATGAAGAGCTAAACGATTCCGTTCCCGCATTGTAAACATCTCCTACTTCCAATACAAGGCGAGGCAGGCGGAGCGTAACAGTCGGAACCGACCATTGGTGCCCCATCCACTCTACGCATCGTATCTGTGTGAAATTAGCTAATGAAAAGGAGTCCGCAATAATCTCGAGTTCGTTGTTAACCCTCTTGTCGTCGTTGATCTTACTGCCGGGGGTCCACTTAGAAATAAAGCGCTTCCATTCTCCCTTATAGGGCTTTACGATGGTGTACTCCTTCCAGTCGCCGGGAGCTTCAGGATCTTCTCGTTGAATTACGAACGTGACGTTACCATAGAACTTCATTGTGGACTCCTTTTACTACCATTTTGAACCGATCAGGTCGTTGCCTTGGTCAGTCTGATCGCGCTGAAAGGCTTGGTCAGAGCGCCGGAGCATCTGGTCTCGATCAGGTACTTCATCTGGTTGACATCGATGTCGAAGTCGTCGAACAGAGCAACAGCGCCGCCCTTGTCAGCACCATAGCTGTAGTCAACAGGGTTCACGATGATGCCAAGCAGCTCAACGCCGGTGGTCTGATCGTAATCGGTTGTATCAACATGGAAGCCTTCCATAACCTCAACGGTGATGATTCTGGAGACACGAAGTCTGGTGCAAAGCTCCTGCTCAGAAGCATAGAGGAAGTGGCCGATGCCGTCTTCGATCAGCAGCATAGCGGTAAGAACGTCTTCTGTAGTGAAGAGGATCGGGTTCCCGGAACCCTTATAGTTCTTACGAGCCTTGATCGCGGATACGATGAAGTTCTTAGCCATCTCCTGCTCATTCTTGCCGGGATCAACTGTTGCACGGATGGTGAACAGCGGAACATCTGTAGCGATAGGTCTGATGTGATCCTCAGAGATCTTGTCATCATCGGATGCAAGTCTGCCATCGCCGATAAGGCCTGCTCTTGCGATTTCCTCGTCCAGCTGGCCTCTCATCTCGCCCTTGATCCAAGCGATAACGTCGAAGTCGACGATGTCGATGGTGTCGTCTCTGTCCATCTTCTGTTTCTTGTAGATGGTCTGGGGATCGGTTGTTCTCTTCAGAAGGCTGAAGACCTGCTCTTTCTTCGTGTTGCCCTTCAAATAACCTCTCGCTCTCGCCTGCTCGCCGGTAAGATCTGCGAACTGGGACTTAATGCGGGAGAAAGGAAGGTGATGAGCACCATTCAGGAATACGCTCACCCAGCCGGTGTCTCTCTTGATCCATTCCGGAGGAGTGTTCAGGGACTTATACTCCGGGAAGAGCATGTCAGGATCGCGGAAACCGTAAGTCTGGTTTGCTGTAGTCTGGGAAGGGCCAGTCATGCCGTCCATAGGAACTGTCATAGCGTGAGTAAGCTCACCGTTCTCGATCATCTGGGATACGGCCTCTTTGTAAGAGCCGACCTTCTTAGCTGCGGAATGAATGAGAGTCATGTCAACCGGAACCGCACCGGTATAAACGCTGTCGGAAGCGCCATTGAATGCGTTGTGTTTCATATCGGATCCTCCTTCGGAATCTTCTTCATCTTCGTCGTCTTCGTCTTCACCAGCACCTTCTGCGGCCATTCCGACCAGCGCATAGAGAGCTTCCTTCTGCTCATCGGTCATAGTGTCTACGATTTCTCCGATTGTCTTTTCTTTCTTTTCAGTATCAGCCACGGGTTTTTCCTCCTTTTTCTCTTTTCCTCCATCGGCGTGGAAAAGCTCGATAGGTTCGCCAGAGTAAATCTCAGCAGAGAACAGTCCTTCCTCATCGCCGTGCGTGATTACTTCTTCGATGTATGCCCCAGGATTTGCGCCAGCCAGAACGAGGCTTACCTCGCGGATCATACCGTGAAGAACATCGCCGCCAGCCTGACGAAGCTGGTTTGCATAAATAGAAAGAGAGACGACATCGCCGTGCTGTACACACTCTCTGCCATCTCTCCCACCTTCTGTGTTGTTAAACGCACAATGCGCGATCATACCGTCTGAAACTTCCTGCAGATCAGCAAAGCCAATCACATTGGAAATAGCTTCGTGCTGGTGATTCCAGACAAGAGGCACTCTTTTTCCATCGCAATCTTTAAAAGCGCCTCTACGAATTGTACGTCCATCAGAACAACGCAGATCATTACGTGTGGCATAACCACTAAAATCATAATTAACTGCCATTTTGATGTTTCTCCTTATTCAGTTTTGTTCAGACGGTTACGTCTTTATTAGCATTAACTACTGCCGCTCCAGCTGGATCGAGAGCCGGTCCTTCTCCAGGAGTCATGCCGTGCTGTCCCATCTCATCAGGCGACTGATTAAGGTTGGCGTTGACCAGCATGTCTGCCTTAGGATCATCGGAAGGCTTCCAACCAATAACCGACCTGATCTCGTTCGAAGACGCAATCTCATTACGAGTGAACTTATCGGCAAGCTCAGCAAGGTCCTTAATAGGAATGAGTTTGAATGCGTCTCTGTAGAACCGGATTGCTTGGCCTTGCGTTCTGGCTGTCGGAGTCAGGAACTTACGCTGCATTTCAAGCGCAAACGCAGAAAGAACAGGCTCGATCGTATTGTTGTAATAGTTGATCATAGTCTGTTCATCGGCGGTTCCGTTAAGGATGGTCTCAGTAATACCGAGCTGCGCATACAGCATGGTTGTGAGATCCTTGACTTCGGTCCATATGTTATTTTCGATTGATCGGTTAAGCTGGGTGATCTTCTCGGTACCATCTGTGTAAGCGATACCGTACTTAGAACCAGCAAGCTGCATTTCAATGTCTTTTCGACGAGCTTCAGCCTGCTGGCGACGTGCAGTAGATTTGATTACGTAAGGGAGCTGAATGATAAGGTCCAGTTTGCCGGACGATGACTGCTCATCCACGTAGTCAAGTAGATTTAATTTTCTGATGAGTCGTTGTAGAGTGCTGTTCGGTTCGTTCATGACCGAGTAGAAAGGGTTCTCGACAATAGCTGCCGATTCCTTAGGCCAGATCAGGTCTTGTTCCTGTCCGGTATCCTGGTTGTACACTCTGACTCTTATGTGATGCGGAAACCATTCCAGAATCTTACCGGTTCGAAGAGTTTCGATTCTGTAAGACTGGGAAGTTAGCGGATTTCCAATAGTATCTGTGGGAATGATCGCAACCACGCCTTCATCGAACATTGAATGAACAGCATCCTGAATGAATGCCCTTCCGGTTTGATCGAGGTTAGCGCTAAGTGTGAGGCATTCGTTAAGTCCTGACTTCATGACGTCTTTGTATCTACCATTCTCGTCAAGCTTAACGTGCTCCATCGTTACCGCTGCACAGTCAACCGCAATGCGATTAAAGACGTTGGTTACTATAGACCGTTCGTTTCCGCTTCGTATCTTATAGCGATCAGGCCTATATGTATAAGACCTGCCATAGTCCCGAATGGTCGGGTCCCTCGGATTTCTAAAAGCGTTCCAGGCATTCTGGAGCCGCTGAGTTAGTGTTGGCATAGGCGATTACCTCACGTTAGTAATAGTAATAGCGGGTTTGAACCAAATTGACGCGCGGTCCGCTATAATCTTGATTCCAATCATGGAAAAGATTAGGCTTTTTTCGTTCATTAGATACTACATATTTTCTGCCTATATACTCAACATTGTAAGCGCCGGACCATTTAGATGTATTGACATAAGAATTCGTATACCTTGTTGCGCTTCTGCTATTAACTATATAGCCAGATTTCTCAGCTTTTTTAATAAGCTTATCCGTATACTTTTGTAGAGCTTCGGCTGATTTTGGCGCGTTCTTTCCCTTGGCACGTTTCTTTTCTTTTCCAAACCAAGCGTTATCGGCATATGCGGATTCATAAGATTTTCCGACTTGCTTAGCGTATCCTTTATCAAGCGTATTTAAAGCCCTAGAATAACCTCGAGCCGTGCCTTTACTAGCTTGCTTTTTAGCTTTTGCCAAGTATTTGCCTTCTCCGTTATAGCCCTTTGGGTACTTTTGAAACCGTCTTACGCCCCACTTCTGGCCTTTAACGCCGTGATGATAAAGCTCCAACTGTTCAGATGGTTTCCAAAATATAGCCATAGTTATCCCCTCACATACGTAGCGGCATACATAGCTCTGGCGTTAGCTCGAACCTGTCTGACCAGCTCTTTGCCAATCTCTTGGTTCTCCTTAGTCATGGAAATATTAGCTTTCTTGTAGCTCTTCTCCATCTGCTCGTACCACTTCTTGCCCTTTAGAGCTGCCTTATTTGCCTTAAACTGAGCCTTGGAAGCTTTCTTAAAGGCCTTCTCAGCGGAACGCTTAGATGTAAATAACGAATTAGCTTTACGCTCAGCCTTATCAAACTTGCGATCTGCTTTGGCCTGCTGCTTCTCATAGCGAGCGTTAAGCTTATTAAGCTTTTTAGTGGCTTTGGCGTCGATCTTATTGCGGATAGTATTTGCTTTCTCGGCATTAGCTGCGTTCTTCGCCAAACGCTTTTTAATTTCAAATTCTGTTCTTCCTTCTTCTTTTAAAGACCTCTTAGAAGGTTGAAGTGACCTAACCCGATGCACGCCCCATTTCATGCCGAGGACGCCGTAATGGTAGAGCTCATCAGGCTGTTGTGTTGGTTTCCACATGACATCCTCCTTACTTAGTTGCACTGCCTCGAAGTTTTACTCCTTTGCCGCCTCCGGTTACATTGCGCTTACGGCTCCTGGGACGATCGCCATGGCTTTTCTTCTTGCCCTTAATTGAAGAGATAATCTCTTTAAGTTTCTTTCTGGCTTCGCTACGGCGCCATTTCTTCTGCCATTCAGGACGGCTATTTTCGTAAGCGATACGAGATTTGGTGTTAAAGCTCATGGTAGATGTCATGTTCTTAAGACCAGATACGCTATCCCAATTGGATATAGCACCAGCTCCCATGCCAGTTACTCCAGCCTGAGCCTGATCCTGAACGCCTTTCTTATTCTTCCACTTCATGCCTTTAACGCCGTAGTGGTATAGTTCGCCTCCTGACTGATACTCGTGAGGCATCCATCTGTTGTAACTCATTCGAATGCATCCTTATTAAGTTTGTAAGCAACGAAAGCATCCATCATAGCAGCGACGTTATCGATCTTGTCTTCGCGCCGCGTCTTGTCCAGCTTTCTATTGCCGTTGGTGTCTTCTCTCGTTATGCTGTTAGCCATGGCGAATTCCATAAGTTCTTCGTCAAACAAAAGCATCCGCTCCCCAGCAAGCTTCTTTAGCTCACCCAGAGGAACGGATTCTGTTCTGGCACCCTGTATAACTTTAACAATACCGAAAGGACCGTTCTCCAGTTCCCATCGGTTTACGAATTCTTTGGCGTTGTATGGATCGTAACCAAAGCAGCGTACGTCATACTTATGCTCTTCGATGAACGAGTCGAGATCGTCGTAAACTTCCATCATGTCCAGCACAGCGCCTTCAAGAACTACTAAACTTCCCTCAGCCAAGAAGTTGTCGTACTTCTCTCGCATAGCCAAAGGAAGGTTGTGGTAGGTCAGATCCGAAATATAGCTTCTAGTCTTAATTCCGAACTGACCTGAAGGCAGAGGAAACATGAAAGTAAATGCACAGAAGTCGTCGCCCTGCGAAAGGTCTGCTCCCATGGCACATGGCATCTCCCAGAAGTCCCGTTTGCGCCTGTGCCTAATTGTTTCCTCGTAGGTGAAGAAGTAAGTAAAGCCCTCCATAGGAAGACCGAACCTCTTCGCCAAAATATCGTTACGAGCAGCCGGTGCGTTCTCCGCTCTCTCGACCTCTGTCTGGTATGTCTCATACGAAACAGTGATTCCGAGATTGGGGTTTGCTTTAACCCACATGTTGGGGTCGGCTACTTCGGTTACATCGTCTAGCTTGTACCACCAAATGGAGACATGATCGTTAACGTAATCCCCTTTGAGGATCTTCATTAGTTCCATTTTGATGGTATCGCCGCATCCGTTACGAACCGTTCCCTCCGAAGAAGTTGCGATGATCAGCCAGTCATCAATCTTAGCTGCACCCTGCTCAATAGCGCCAACAGGGTCTTCTCTGATGTCGCCAGAGAGCCACTCGTCAATCGTGTTCATCTTGGATCTCATACCCTGAAGCTTATCAATCCTCATAGGGCGGATCTCAAGTAGGGAACCTGTGATAAAGTTCTCAATTCCCTTCTTAGTCGATGCCAGCTTTACTCTATTCGCTTTAGAACCGGTCGTGTTTTGTAATGAGCCATCTGTTAAGAACGTGAAGTAGGGGCCTTTCGACCTTGTGATGGCTGTTCGAATTGGCGATAGAATCTCGTCGGCCTGCTTCATAGTAGGTGCCGTCGTGATCTGATATGTTGTAGAAGTGTCTACAGTAAGCGCATAGGCTTGATGACAGGAAGCGTACAAGGACTTAGAGGCCCCTCGTCCAACTATAAGAAACTGCTTGTTGCGCAGCCGTCTCTTGACTCGCTTCTTGACATAACGTCCTCTGGTTCCGTGAATGCCAGGCTGCCAGACTCTCTTCTCAAGAAAGTAGTACCAGCCCCAGACATCCTCACCCCAGAGTTTAAACGAATCCAGCAAGTGTAGGTCTGAACCATCTGTTAAGGTAAGCTCCTGCTCACAGAATTCGATCCAACCTTCTACTGCTTTGTCATCGTAATAGTAATCCGGGTTTGCGATCATAGCATCGATGCGGTTCATCTGCATTTCGATCTCTCTGCAAACCGGAATCTCTCCTCGTAAGACCCGATCTCTGAAGATGCCGTAATACTTGGGCGTCGCTGTGTTTGATAGCATTGTTATTTAGCTGTATACACCGGCTTTGATTGCATAGCTTTCTTGAAATCGTCCAAGTGCTCATGAACAACAAAGCCAGCGATTTTATTACTCTTTTTATCGATCGTATACCAGGGATCTAAAATTTCTTCGTCCCCAGCATCTTTTCTGGCAATGTAAAACAGATAGCTGCTTCCAATGTCATACATTTTGCGTACTACAAAGTATTCGGGTAAGAACATCTTTCGAATACGCTCCAATGACTTCTCCATGTTTATTCTCCTTTACTTTTAAGCGAATGCTATCTTCTATACGCTTGCACGTCAGAATATCCGTAGAACTCGGTCGCTGACCATGCTTTATAAGGCCGAACGGTATTAGCCGAGTCTTTTGACGCTATACGTCTTCCCGAATTATTTACTCCTAAAACGCCGTCTTCGGCTAAGGCATCCCAGTTTGGTTCACAGTTGTCAAGCCTGGTAAAGAAGCAGCCTTTCGATCCAAAGCCGTACGAATCCTGTACTTTATCAAAGTCCATTTCTTTGTGACTCTGTCCATCAGCAACGATAACTTTTCCATTTTCTTTTCTCCAGTGGAGAGTATGGCCACCGCAACCGGATCCAAGACCGGAACCATAATAGCCTTGCATTACACCGCTAGCCCCGTCGTCCATACTTTTAAGGTCTGAACTCATTTCGTCCCATGTATCACATTTTTGCGTGTCAGCCCCTTTAAACCAATGGCTAAAAACGCCAACGGAAGCTCCGCCCAAAGAACGCCTAGCGACGACATTATAGCCGCGTGATGCTATTTCCATAGTGGCGCCAACAAACGGACAATTGTTAGTGGTTCCTGGTTCGCCATAGCCAGGATTTACACGGTCATATAATCCGTCAAATCCCTTAGGCCCAGGATACGGATTGCCCATGCCGTCATTAGCAAAGTCCTTTATTACGGTGGCAACAGCTGGAAAAATAATTGTACCGTCGGGCTTTATGCGCCGTTCTGCCTCATACGTATCCAAGTCCACTTTATATGAAAAAGTCGGTCTATCTACATAACTCTTGCCTTCGGTTACAGTGTCTTTGCTGCTCAGCAGTTTGTATTTTGCAACTCTTTCTTTACCTGCGGCGGTAAGTCTACCTTTTTTGTCTTGAAAACGACGAACGCCCCACTTCTGGCCTTTGATGCCATGGTGATAGAGTTCGTCTAGACCGTCTATGGCGCTATGGCCAAGTGCCTTCTTACGTTTCTCGTCAATTTCCTTCTGACGAGCAGCTTCAGCCTGTGTATCGGCGACGGTCTTACGAGTATCTGTTACAATCTTGCTGGGTTCTAATGGTTTAGCTGAAAGTCTCTTAACAGTAGATTCTCCAAAGCTTAGAGTCTGCTGAGAGTTATAAGAAACCGGCTTATCTGTACCGGACTTAAAGCCAGAGATGACTCGTTTGCCAGATGCAACAGCTTCTGAAGTCGGTTTAGGACTGTCAGACTCACCATCCGGATTCTTGTAAGCGGCTTTGTCTCGTATGGAGCTTGGGGTCTTCTCGTAAGCCTTCTTAGGTTTCTCAAAGTCCTTAGGATCAGAGTTATCGTAACCGGCATTCTTCTTAACGTTATCTTTGCTGCGGTACGTGCCGTCGACAGGAGTGTTCTTGGCCTTGTCCTGATCAACGAAATCTTGATCTTCCTTAAAAGTATCGCCCTCTTTGGCGCCAAAGCGAATCTTGTTCATCTTCTTATTGGCGAGGATGTTCATAGCCGCCTGATACTCCTGAGGTGTGAGCTTATGCTTATCCATACCTCTGTTCAGTTCAGTTATGTTTTCTATATTGGTAAGGAATTTATTCTTCTCGAGTGTTGCCTGCTCTTTAGCCGCTTCTTTCTCTTTCTTATGAAGAGCATCATTCAGTGCATCGAAACTGTTCTTAGCATTTGTAACTGTGTTAGCATACTTCGAAAGTCTGGAAACAATTTCCATTCCTTTGTCGACTTTGTCCCAAACGGTCTTCTGATTAGCCGCTACCATTGCAGCAACTTTCTGCTCATTTTGAAGTCTGATGAACGCCTTAGTGTACTCCTCGTTAGTCAGCTTGCCTTTGAACTTAGCAAGGTCCTCGATGGAACCAGACTCGATAGCTTTCTTCTTCTCGGCCTCGAAATTGGCGTTTGCTTTCCGGGTTGCCTGAGCTTTCTTAACGGACTTGGCCTTAGCCTTAGCCGCTTTCTTCTGCTGGCGGGCGTCGCCGATGTCTTTGAAGCGCTGTTTAACCTTCTTAGCAGCTCCAATCACTTTGCCGCCAGCTACTTTCATTCCCTGACGATAAGGCTGGAATCTGCGGATGCCCCACTTCATTCCCTTGATGCCATGGTGTTCGAAGAAGAGTTCATCCTCAGCCAGACCGGTGAAGACCTCGTCAGGTGTAAAAGACATGGCGTGTTCGAAAGCAGCACCGTTACGTCTCTCTGCGTCAAGAATCTGATTTACTCTCTCCTTACCGGCTTTGATGCTAGCCTCCATAGCTCTGATCTCTTTCTCGTCAGCGCCATCAGCTTTCATCTCAGCTAGCTTCTGTTCGTTCTCGGTGATCTTCTCTTCAAGTTCGTCAACGTCCTCAACAGATGCTCCACCGCCTGGACCTCCGGAAGCTGCTGCAAGCTCGGCAGGAGATCTACGTACGCCCCACTTCTGACCTTTGACGCCATGATGTATAAGATCGTTAGGAGTCATCTGTGCGGCTGCCATTAAAATCTCATCAGTCATCGATGTCCTCCCATCCAGGATCGACTGCGTAACTGATCCGGCTTTCCATCTCAGCCAGCTCGTCCTTCATTTGTGTCACTAAAAAAGAATTAGCGGGAGGATCAAAGAGTAACTTGACCTTCCGCTTTACATACTCGGGAACTATAGAAGAAATATAGGGATTGTCTGTAAAGTCTTCCCATGTAGCTGTCTCATCAGTTACAATGAATGGCCTTGCAGAACAACCCAGCTGGAATAGTGTGAAGAACGCGGTATTGATGTGGCCGCATAGTTCGCTATTGTAGATGTCGGCCTCTTGTGGGACCTGGCAATAATCTTTCACAGATTCGAGAATGTACGCGTCTGTCATTGTTAAGTCCTCCAAGGGCATGTGTCATACGGCTTTCGTTCTACCAGAGTAGGTCTGGTTTGATCCTTATAGCCATAGTGAATGATTTGGTGAGTGTCATAACTCACAGTTACTAGGTTGTTCGGGTCTAACACGCAGTCAGCCCGATTGAGAATATCTTCTTTTGTGATTGGGTTCAGATGATGGACAAGAATCTTGTACTTGTAGCCGTGTGGATGAATCTCGTGGTCAGGATGAGCCAGATCGCAAGACTGATCTCGTATGATCACGTCTCTTCGGACCTTCTTCCACTCGGGCATTCTGTAAAGAAGCTGGTTCAAATATCGGTCGTAACCAAAAGTCTCCTTACCGACTTTGCCGTAGGTCTTACAGTAGTCGAGCCTGGACTCGAAGTCGGGGAGTTGGATCAGCTCAGTATAGGTCCTCTTCTTCATCGTCATTCGCCCCTGAATATCGTTTGAAGGCTGCGATGGCGTTAGCGAACATCTCTTCGTTACGCTGCTGCAGTCTTAAGTTTTCTGTCTTAGCCTTGACCAGCTCAAGTTCAAGTCTGGTCTTCTCGGTTTCATTGCGATTCTTGCTGGAAGCCATGCGAATAAACTGTACAAGCTCCTGTCCGGAGGCAGTTCCGTTAAGAATCCGGGTTTCCACGAGATCTAAGGCCATAGATATCAATTGATTCTCTCGTTCCTCCGCTGTCCTGGCTTTTCGCCTAGGCCTTTTGGGAGGTTCTTCAACCTTTTTCGTGCGTCCCATGTTACTTTACCGTCCTTTCTAATACCTCTTCGTCAGTTCTAGCGGACTTTTGGATAGTATAGGAGGTACTATGGGGAGCAAATCCGCGTGAAAGGAGAGGCAAACATGCAGCCTGTAAAGCCGTGGAGCCGCTAGAACTGACCAAGGGGCATTGGAAGAATATAGAAAAATATCACCTCCGGGGGAAAATTTAAGACCGGCGCGATACAGGGTGGGGGGCTATTTTCGCCAGACCCCCCTCCACCCTCCTAAATAAGAAATACCTAGAGGGGAGTGAGGAAATGAAATAAAAATGAGTGTAATTTAGCAT